CCATTCGTTCAGCCTCCTCGTTAATTGCGCTTGATTGCGCCCTCTTACTATACATAGCGGACTTAGGCGTTATGATTTGTAACACCTATCTCGAAATTCCCGCTAAATAATTTCGCAAATCATTATGCTCCCGTTTGCCCGCCATTGGCGACGCAGCCATCCGTTCCTCAATCGCAACCAACTCGGCCCTTTCCGCCTCTGACAAACTCGCTCGACAATGCGCTCCAAACGGACAGAATCCGCATTTGCTCGTCATCTCAACTGTAATCGGCGGTATCTCTCCGTTATAAACGAGCTCCGCCTGTCTCGCTAAATCATCGAGCAATTGGCGCTTCATATCCTCCGTTATATAGAAGTACATCGCTCGCATATCGGAAAGTGGCGCGCCCTCTCGCCAAGTCTTGCGCGTTTTCGGCACGTTCTTGCGTTCTTCATCGCTAAACCACGACGGCTTATGCATCGATTCATAAACGATAAATCCTTCGTTAATGCCGAATACAATCGCCTCTGCCGTTACCTGGCGCAAGTGGTCCGCCTGCGCTCCGCTATAATCGAGCTTGCCGTTCATCTCGACGACTCCGCTTGCCTTCGTCTTATATTCGAAGATAAAGCGTCTCTCCGAATCATCGCGATAATTCAAGATGCCATCGGGCTTAACCGTAATAGCGAATTTAACGCCGTTATGCTCGATGACCTGGCGGACTTGCATCGCATCCTCGAACGCCCATTCACCGTTAGGTAACGTAGCAAACGTGAATACTGCGTCATTGCCGAGGCGCTTTGGTACGTGGCAAATGTCGAGCTGTACGTAGTCAATTACGGCCGTACCTACTCGGCGCTGACGTGAGCGATGCGGTAAGTCGGGCGTTTTCTCCGTTTTAACTTTTGCGTTCTTGAATACGATTTGACGGTCACAAAGATTACTCCCAGAGGCACCGAACGTTATATGTCCGTCATTCGGGTAGGGTTTAAATCCGAGGTGTCTTAACTTTTGCTCAAGAAATTTTCTCTCAATCCGTTCATCATAAAAACTACTCGACGGGCTAGCGTAGTACCTATCCATCTGCTCCATAAAATCTCTCGCCAATTTTTCTCCGTCTCCAACTTGATCGTCGTTACCGTATAATAATGTTAATGCGTCATTACTCAAGATACGTCGCCTTCTTTCTGCATATTTCCTTTCGCTGCTTTTAGATATGCGTCCGCAGCTTCCTCTTCCTCTTTAAAATATCCTAAATGTTTTTGTCTCCCGTTTACCTTTAGGGTAGCTCTCCAACGTTCCTTTCGCTTGCACCAATGCACCCCTCGATGATTGGACGATGTCTTTTTTGGAGAGAAAGGCGTAAAGTTATCGATTTTTACGTCGTTTAAGAAGGCGTACTGTCCGTTAACTTCCGTGGCCTTCAAGTTATATGCGTATGCCGCCTCTTCTTCTGTGTAAAAATCTCCGAGAATCAACTGCTCTCCATTGATATATAAGCGAGCTCTCCACGGCTTTCTTCTGCCAGGTTTATAAGAAACGCCCTTATATCTACTAGTTCCTGCTACGCCCCTACCGTTGTGCATATTTTGTTTTTGAGTACATTCCCTTAGATTACTACGTCTATTGTCTAATTTGTCATGGTTTATATGGTCCACGACATTTCCAACAGACGGTTTCACTAAAAAACGATGTAGGTACTCACGTTTCTTTGTTTCCGGATTCACTCTACTAGCGTACCCATGACTAGTACAGTGCCACTTAAAAGCTGATACGACTTCGTAATCCTCATCGTCTACAATCGCAACTTTTCCTCGTGTTAACGGTATTTCCTTTACCACCCTACCGCCTCCTATTTCGCAGTCTTAGCGAACTCAATCGCATCTTTAACCTCGACAATGTTCACGAAGCCCCGTATATCCGCCATCTTATGACCGTTTCTCTCGATAATAACGACTGGCGTCGAGCTGATTGCGTACTCGGCGATTAATTCCGAACGGTCCTCGCGAGTGCCCTCCGTCAAATCTACGTATTCATAGTCGACACCTTCAATATCGGGCAGCTCCGCCTCGATTGCGAATTTTAAGATTTTGCACGGATTGCAGCCGTTTTGTCCGAATAATTTTAATGTGATTGCGTTAGTCATACGTTAAATTCCTCCATTTTCGTTTTGTTTTGCGAACCATTCAGACGGACTATATTCGTCCATCCAGCACGGCTCAATTACCGTATCGCACGCAAGTGGCAATACTAAGTGGTATGTGTCCGTCATAATACTATCGAACAGTCTCGGAGCATCTCCCGTTAATTGTCCGTTAGGAACGGCGCACTTGAGCTCGTCATGCAGTGTTAGGGCGAACTCCCACCCGAGCCCCAGCACGCATTGATAGTAAACGCGAATCATGCAAAGTTGCAGAATGTTGGCGCCCGAACCTTGTATCGTATGATTGAACGCCGCTCGCTCACACCCGCCAGTGAATCGCATTAAGTCCCAAAACTCGGAACGGTCTTTCCGAGGTAACTTATTCGTTTTCTTGCCAAGCTCCGGATCGTTTTTGCTTTCGATACCACATCGCTTCATCAACTGACATAAGCGTTTATATTTCTCAACGTATCCAGGGAAACGGCGTTTCTGACCGAATATAGTCGCAGTCCATCCGTACTTTCGTAGGTGCTCGAAGGTTGCCTCAACCATTCCTTTAAAGCCCGGCAATATCTCGTCAAACTTCTTATAGGCAACTAACGCCTGCTCTTCGCTAATTCCGAATGGTATTACACCTTTGTAGAACATATCGAAGGCTTGCCCGTAACCAATCGCAAGGAACATTTGCTTCATCGCTTTTCGATAGGCTGGTACTTCGTCGGGCGTCCCTCTCATAGCTTTGTAGTAAGACTCCGTACAGATTTCCCGTTCAATTTCGAATAATATCGCTGCAAATTCAACATATGGATCTAGTCCCTTTCGGTACATCTCCGCGAATATATCATCGTTAAATTCTGTAGCCATTCGATGCGCTTGGATGCGTGGCTCTATCGATGATAAATCCGAGCCTATAAACGTGTGATTTATCGGAGGCTTGAACGCCATTCGAACGCGAGTACCTTCGTCAGTTCTTGCGGGAATGTTTTGTAGATTCGTACCTTTGCGCGTTTTCTTTTCAGCATCGACTAAAATTCGCATAGCTTCGAGATAGTTGTCGTCATTAATTTCCGCGAATAATACGTCATTACTTTTGCCGAGATATCCTTTCGAGCTATATCGGCCAGTAGAAACGGTATCTAATTTCGTATGGAGACGACCGTCTTTATCTAATGCGTTAGGAATCTTGCGGACAAATGTACCTAGTAGCGTTGATAACTTCGAATAATCCGATAATGGTTTTAGCGATGGTTCCGATTTAAAGTAAAGCGCTAGTACATCTTTATTCGTAAGGCGCTCTTTCTTCTTATCGATAATCTTCGATTTATCTTCGATTTTAAGAACGTCGTAGATTAGATACTGCAAATGCTGATCCGAATCGAAGTTAATTTCGTGAATGTAATCGGGAGCATTTTGCGGAACTGGCTCCGCTAGTTTATTCGTTTTATATTTTCGAATACGTTCCTGCAACTGCTCGTATTTCTTCGTCGTAGGATTAGAACGTTTTAGCTCCTCTTCACATTGCGATAACATCTCGGCTTGCTTCTCGATACGTTTCTTTTGCGATGTAATCCAATCGCGAATCTTATCGCCTTTAAGAGCGAGCGACATTTCGTAAAGGAACTGATCGTCGATGTTATATGCGTCGTGTAGAGCCTTAATTGCTGCTCCTAATTTCTCGGAGAATTCGATTTCTAATCTCGCCAATTCTTCTGTATCAATTACGAAGCCTGTTCGCTCAATTGTCGTATTCACCTCGTATAAATACTGGCGAATTTCGAAATAAGCAACCGCTAGCTTATCCGATTTCAGCATCATATCGATTTGCCACTTCGTATATAGCCAGCCTTTTTCAACGTCCTTTATTGCGTAGATTCCTACGATTTCAGGCGAGTAGATCATCGGCGAGCCATTTCCGAATAGATCTTCGAATGTGAAGTCGTCTAAATGACTCGCTCCGATAGGCTTTTTATATTTCGTAACTAACGGCTTTAATCCGAAGGAATCTTCGTGTTCATTCATTATTTGTGCTGCATCCATCGAATCATATCGGAAACCTCTCGGCCTCATTCCGTCATTCAAGAACATGGATAAGTCGAAGGGCGTATTATGGAACGCTTTAATATGCTGAGCGTCCTCGATAAATGATTTAACGATTTCTAGCGCATTTGATCGTGTACATTGCTCGTCGTCAGTTAGATGTCCGTATGCTACGTAATAACCCTCGTTCAATAACGGCAACCAAAACGAGTAGCCTCCACTTAAATCGATATACGTGTCAGTACCGCTTGTTTCCGTATCCCACTCAGTAAATGACGTTACTAACGGAATCTCAACGCCCTCTTGCAACAGTCGTTTGCGAATATGTGTATTGTTGAATAAGTCGAAAGCCTTTCGGAACCATGCGTCGGACTTCTGCGCTTCAACTTCGAGCATTAAACGATCGACTAGGCGAGGCAAGTCGCTATCTTTCGTTATAACAAAGTAGTTATCCGGTTTAGTTGCGACCGTCTCTTCCATACGACGTTTGCGCTCTCGCTCGTTCTTTTCAGCAACTACTCGCCGACCGATTTCGAGCGCTTCTTCCTTCGAAAATTTACCCGTTTTGATGCGACCAACTTTACCGCTATCCATCGCCTTTTTCGCTTCGAGTACGGTTAGTCGTTGAGCATCCGTTAGTTTCATTGCAAAAATACGTTGCCAAGCCTCGTCAATCGTCTCTGTTGCGCTTTTCACACGATCAGCAGCGGATTGTAAAGCGGTTGCCTCCGCTGACTGCTTCGGTGCGTTTAATTTAACGTTTAGTTGCATATTGCAACCGCCTCCTTTTGCGTTAGTGTAGCGTTACGATAAGACTGATTCGACTGGCGCGATTAGTTCCACTGTTGACCACGTTCCTTGGCTGATGCCGTTAGCCACCACCGCAGTTGATTCAGTAGTGCCGTGTTGACGAGCAATTCCGATTGTTCCGATTTTGTGGCGACCGTGGTCAGACGTAACCCTCACAAGGTCGCCCCTTCGTATCTCTCCAACCCTGCGCCCTAACTTCACAAATTTTAGCGCTTCTCCTTCGAGGATTTCGTATTTAACGTCCTCGTCAGTAAGGGGAACGAAACGCTCATCGTCAACATCATCCGTAAACGTCGGCTTTCCGCTTTTACCTATATAGATTTCGTATGGCTTCCCGATTGTAATGTCGGGATAATTGGATGTTTCCGTAAAGGCAACGTAGTCGCCCGCTTTTAACTTCGGTTTACTCGCCTCCTCTACTGCCTTGTCATATTGAGCAATTTCTTCTGCAGTTGCTAGGCGTACATCATGCGCCTCCGTCCAAATATCCGATTTTGGACCGTTTGGTACTTCTACGGTGAATCTATCGCTTCCTAGTTTACCGATTTTGCCGATGTCGCCAACGTTATTACTTGACCATGTCGTATTAGATACGATTTTTACAATATCGCCAACTTTCGGCTCATAAGGCGCCTCTTCTACGCAACAAGCATCCTCGCAACTATCAGCCTTCGCAAAGTCCTCGACCATCGCGTAATATTCCGCTAATTCTTCCGGCGTACCTTCGATAGCATTTCCGTTAATTGTAATCTTCATTATTAAACCGCCTCCGCGTTATTATTTATTGTTACCGCCAATTCCGTCCATCTTTCCGTTACTTCCTCCGCCTTGATCCAGTATTCTGTGAGTCCGATGCAAGCTGTCATAAACACGCGCCCCTCTACTACGCCAATAAATGCGTCGCAATCCGTAGTGGTATAAACGTGACCACTGTTTTTCAGACCGCGAATGACGTAGTAGCGGTGTCCGTCTCGCTCGCGTGTTACAATCGTCTTAACTTGTATGCGTTGACTTTGCGTTATATTGCCGACCTCATCCTTCTTATAAGCGAAGATGTCGTGCGCCTCCGGAGTTGTCGCCTCATGGACGCACCAGCCGTCGGCAATTAACGCAGCCATCGCTAGCAATTCGCTGTGCCTTCCGACACTAGACGAGGAGAGATTCGCCATTAGAAGTCGTAAGACTCCTCGGATGGCGGTTGCTCATTCGTCTCTGAGGCGTCGGAGCTAGCGGAATATCCGATAAGTGTAACGTCAAAGCCGGCTTGGCGTAATAGCGTGACCATTTGCGCTTCATCTTGCTCGTACCAAATTCCGTTGAAGATGGCGTGATCGAACTCGGCTGGCGCTTTTGCAAAGTTCTCGCGTTGCTTATCCGTTAAGTCATCGTCCATATCGAGTACTGGCGATAGAGATACTGTCGTCGCCGTGCCCGTGCCTTCCTTTGCGAGCTCGAACGCTAACTTGCCGAGCTTCTTCTCATACTTCGTAATCGTTGCCGCGATTGCTTGCGCTTGCTTCTTCGATAAGTCTACGATGATATAGTCGCCTTGATCGATATCGAAGAAGGCCATAGCAAATCGCTGCTTAGCACGATACTTAGACGCCTCTTGTCCGTGCTCGTCGTTGAAATCCTTCGACTTGTTTTTGTGATACAAGAACGCTTTATCCCACGGCGTTAAATTATCTGTCGGCCATCCCGTAGCTGAGCGCGTTGACGGATTCTTCGCAACAAATGAATTGATTTGCTTGAAGATGCCGAAGCTGTACGCCATTTGGACGGCTGTTTTATCGACCACTTTTACGAGGAATTTGCTTCCGGATTTAATCGATGTGAACTCGCGCCCACTTCCGCCACCCTCGTTTGTTGCATTTAGCGCATTAAGCGCATCTAAACCGCTTGTAAATTGACTCATTTAACCGTCTCCTTTTGCGCTTGATTGCGCGTTAAATTTTGCCGAGCCGTGGAAGCCACCGCCCGTAAACGCACCGTAGGGAGTGCCGGCAACCTTTACGCAAATACTCTGCAAGAGCAAAGCCCTTCGCAACCTACGATACATTTACGGACGGGCAAAGGCGTCGCCCTTACCGTCTACTCCGGAATTATTCCAATATCATCGTTGTTATTACGTTAAAACTACGTCTTAATTTACTACGTAAATTCCCGAAAATTTGTGCTTGACAGCCTAAAAATTTATAGCGTATAGTTCTCGGCATGGAGCTCCGGTAAACTTTTTGAGGTGAATAATTATGGCAAATTCGAAATTTAGAAACTTAGAAAACGAGATTATTAGATACCTACGTTTTGTTGACGCGTATCTTAAAACTAAGCGTGAAGATGATGAAGGATCGCAGGCTTTAGGTAAAGTCATCGACAACATCTACGAAGGACTAGCTCTGTCTCAATCCCAGGAAGCTACTTTATCAGAATTACGTCAGCGCCTGGTTGATGGCGATGATATTGAGAAAGTCATATATGACGTATACCGTTCATTCGACGAATTGGAACGCGTTTACATGTCCGACAAGGCATACCGTAAGCTTATGAACTACATTTCAAAAGACTATCTGTACTGTAAAATCGCAAACGATCCTGTTGGTACGGTAGTTTCTGAGTTCGGATTCCTTAGTACACTTTGGCATGACTACAAGGAAAAGGAACGCGTTGACGAATTAACAGCACTTTTAGTGGCAGACGGTGTGGATGCGGAATTCCTCTTTGATTACCTCTACGATGAGATGAACTTGCGCTCAAAGGACGCTACTCTCCGTAATGTAGTAAATAATTACTTACCTCTATCGTGCAAGAACATTATCGAGGAGCATGGATACTAACGGATTAACTCGCTTGACTATCCGTCAGTTTTGCGTTACTATCAGCTAACAACGGTAATAGTTTTTCTGTTAATATTGCGTCGATATTATCGTACTCCCAATACGGTATTCGGATTAAAGGTATTCCGTTATCGGCGCAGTATTTGTTTTTGATTGCGTCACATATTTTGCGCGTCTTAAATTCTTTTAACGGTTTTTCTGCATTTTCGCTCCCGAAATTAATAGGGCTAAAGTGCTGTTGTCCATCATACTCAATCGCACATAATATCGAGCTTCTTTGGTAGATAACAAAATCAAACGGCAATCCCCTTTTATACACACATCCTTGCAGTCGTTCTTGAGATTTGAACTGAATTTTTTTAGATTGGAGAAACCTTCTAACACACTTCTCCCCTTTTGAAGATGAACATTCAGGACACCCACCTATACCACGTAAGATGTTTGTAGGAAGGCAATTCCACTCATACCCACACTCATGTCTAAATAACGTCTTTGTTCTAGATCCTATATATTTACCTACTAAAGTGTACTCGCCATTTGTAGAAGTGTAGACATCCTTCTCTGCTTCCTTTTGCGTCTTAAGTCTAGCAGACCCCCGTTCTTTGGCAGCGCAATCTCTGCACCTTTTACCGATATATAAGCAACTAGGTCTTACATTGTACTCTTTTCCACATAACTTGTGTCGGACAGTAAGGTGTTTATTACTACCTTGGTACTCACTCAATAAATCGTAATCGTGAATCATGTTTTCGTTGAAAAAAGTAATGAAATTCTTCTTCCCTTCTTCAAATCGACCCTCGTGAACCCTTTTCATCGCACAAACCTTACATGATTGTATTTTTAAAAATTGAGTTGCGGCTCTTTTATAAGATTCTCCGCAAATAGTATGTTTTATTAGTACACAGGCATCTCCGCCGTTATACTCACTTTCAACCGTAAACTCATCGCCAACAAGCGCCTTAACCTCCGCCACAAACTCCTCATGTGTTTTCTTTCTTGGCATAACCGTTTCCCCTCCCGATCAATATAGCGGACTATCACCGCCTTTCTTCGCCTAATACAGACGTTTTAAATAATTTCGTTACCCTCCGTACCAAAATCGATTTCAGCGTGATTATTTGCGTCAGTACAACGTTCTATCAGTTCCTCAAGCGTTGGTTTGTTCTTATGCAATAGCTCCATCGCATTAGCTGCCGTCATTAAGACGCCACATATTCGCCATAAGCCGTAGCACACTCGCTCAACTCTCATCCGCCAATCACCGACTCTACTTCGGATTGCGCCATTTCAACTTCCGTCAGTTTTGCGTCAATGTGCTTTGCCAGTTCGCCTGCCTCCGCCATCATTGCGTCAATGCGCGATTGAATCAGACTTTGCGTATGTGGCGCTCGGCAACGGATTTTATTAAGGTTGAGCGTCGCCACTTCGATATTAAGTCGCGCTAACTCTTCGCTTAGTTGGCGCACCTCGCGTCTAACTTCGCGTTGCATACGGTCGAACTCACGCTTGATTGCGCTTGCCAGGCGGTTCACTGTAATAGATGCGACTGATTTCGATTGCACTTGGATAGCGGTAGGTACGCCGTCATCCGTTTCAGTGGCGCTGTGTACCGTAATGATCGTATTCTTTTCCGGATTAACCGCGATAAGTAAGTCGAGCCCTTCCGCTTTGTAGATAAGTCTATCGGGACCTTGCGTTGTAACGTACTTAGCCGTTTTCATTAACTGATTAATAAACGGTTTTGCCTGCGTTTCATCGATTCCGCAACGCTCCTTTAAGCGTCTTACTGCGTGTACTGTCGGATTCCATCTCATAATTTCCGCTCCCTTTCCGAGAAAATTTAAATAAAAACGAAACTTTTGCGTTGAAACTGCGTAGAATATATTATAAAATTACGTTAGAAACGTCGTTGAGTGATGCGATAATGATCCGCAGCATCGTCATCTGACGGTAAGCAGCCGTCGTAATCGTAGCTTATACGTCCAGTTTCTGAGAGAAAGTCGGTACTTTCGTCATACTTTTCCGAGAATGTGTCGAATATATCGTAAAAATGGTACATTTTCCGTGAAACCTCCTATTTTTAAGCGTTTGCAGTTTAAAATTACGGCGTTCGTGGTATACTAACGTTAATGGCGGTTGTCTATAGTCAACAAAAACAGATAATAAAAATAATAATATAATATGCTTTTACATAACACCGACCGCCGATAATAGACTTTATATATCTTTTATATTTTTTAAGAACATTTAACGAATTTTATACATATTACGCCTACTCGCTGCATAGTAAGTAAATAGACGTAATATGTCGCGAAACAGAATTCGCGCAAACAACTTAATAGTCAGGCGCTTAATTGCGCCCGACAACGTGACTTGAAGCGGTTAACAAACACACGTAACGATTTAGGATTTCCTCCAAATACGCTCGCCAAAGCTAAGGAAATCTCCGAATCAGTAGCTCCGTGTGCCCATGCTTTAAGTACGTACAACTCTCGGTCACTGCTCGCCAAAGCGGTGACTTTTTCCGTAAATGAGGAATTATTTAAAGCCGTTTCCTCAACGCTCGCCAAAGCGTCTTTCGGCTCGAATTCCAGTTCTGTTTCACCGGAGTCATTAGCGACCGCCAAATCGCTAAATAAGATTGTGTTTTGCTTTCCATACCGTTTTCGTGCTTGGGATATTTCCCGATCTACTAGATGCCTAATTCGTTTAATGCTTCTTTTCGGCTGAGAACCGAAGTACCTCTCTAACTGCTTGTAAATTGCATTTTCCAACTTTTCGGTATTTGATATCTCATGGGATACCTCGTCTACCTTTCGTTGTACGTATCGCACAACCCAATCATCTTGATAGATTAATATTAACTTGTCCAAATACTACCGCCTCCTTAATATACATAGCGGACTTACATCGTCCAATTTGTAACAGTTCTAGAAATTTTTTTGAAACTTTTAAAATAGTAAGCTCGTACAATACAAGATACTACCATTTATGGAATAATTATACTATAATATGGTTTATATATCAAACCAATTACAAGGAGTTGTCCAAAAAATGTTTACATACGAACCACTACGAATTTTACTACAAGAACGAAACATCTCTTTCCGTGAACTGCGACGCGAGTGCAACATTCACTCAATCGCTGCTGTTCAACTTAATAACGACTCCGGACTCGTCAACCTAACTATCCTGGACCGCATTTGCACGTACTTAAACGCTCCCATCGAGGATGTAGTCCGTCACATACCGGACCAACCGAACACATAGACGGTTCAGTTTTCGTACCACCCGTTCCGCAATAGTCTGACAACCGCTATAATTAAGGCGGAGGTAAGGCTTATGATAACGTACGAGCCCTTGCGCCATATATTGCGTGAAAGAGGCATTTCTTACCGTCGCTTGCGTCGTGATATCGGAATCCATCCGGTAACAGCAACGCATTTAAAGAACGACACAGGCTACGTTACATTACAGACCATCGACTTACTTTGCGCCTATCTTGACGTTCCAGTCGAGCAGATTATTGCTTACGTCGATAACGTCCGCTAGCGTAGCCCGTAGCGCAATTCCGCCCGATCCACATAAAAGATCGTTCGCATCCTTCTCGCTTTTCCCACGCCAATCTAGTACGCCAATTCGTTTGTCTTTTCGCAATGCTCCGACAACTTGCTCGTTAAATTTCGCTCCTGCCTTATCGTTATCGCCCGCAACTATTAATCTACTAAACGGTAATCTACGCAATATATCAGCGTGCCAATGCGTAAATGCTACGCCACCGACAGCTACTGCTTCAACGCCTGCCGTCCGCCAGCTCAGCGCATCAATTTCCGCTTCACATAAAATTAAATCGCCCGTATGTCGCTTATATAAATCGGCACCATAAACGAGCTCGCGTATAGGACGTCCGCCTTTTTCGTAGAAGAAGGCTTTGCCGCGAGTTGCACGATACTTAACATTAGCAAGGTCACCGTTTGCGTCATACCACGGTATTGCTACGAACCCACGATATCGACTTCTTCCGACAAGTGCCTGCGCCTGCACAGTCTCCGTTATAGACCGACTTTCCAAATAATTTGACTTGAGTACGTCAATAATAGCACGATTCAAAACGATTTTACTCCTATTTTCTGCAAGGTTAGGTAAAATAAGTCTTTCGACGTAAGAATCCGACAATTCGACATATTTAGTCAGTAAATACTCGGCGGTTTCCTCGTATGTTTCATTGCGAAGAAATGACATCAATTTGACAAAATTTCCGGATTTATATTCTTCGTCGTAATAACCGCTATCGGCCCATGTGCCCGCAGGAAACTCGCCAAACGGTTCT